TCAGTGGGAGCTGACCTACGTGGCGCTCGACAACGGCGCCTCGGTGACGGCGGCCTGACATGGCGCTGTGGATCTGCACCAGGTGCACCACCGCGTACAGCGTGGGTGCACCTCGGTGCCCGCAGTGCAGCAGTACGGAGCACGTCGAGGAAGGAGCGGCAGACATGCCGAAGATCACCGTGCACGGCGGGCCCTCGGTAGCGGGCGCGTCCATGGTGGGCGGCTCGTGGTCCAGCGAGGGCGACCCGGACATCTGGCCGGAGCCCGCGGAAGAGGAGGGCGGTGAGGAGTCATCCCCTGGGAGCAGCTCCGAGACATCACCCGAGAAGCCGTCGAGCGATTCCGGGCCGAGCGAGACGCCGACCCCCAAGCGTGCCCGAACGACGGCCAGCCGCTCGAAGAAGGGCCAGACGGACAGCTCTTCTGCCCCTTCGACGGATGGCGGCCAGGCGGCCGGTACGTCGGCTGCTGACGAGTCCTGACCCCGTCCACCGCTACGACACCGAGAGGAGGTGACGAGAGATGACGACACCCTGGTATGCGACCCGCGAGGAGATCAAATCGCGCGCTGGCCGATGCGACCGAGGCCGTCGAGGGCCTGACGCACCGCGTGTTCTACCCGGTGCAGGACACCCGCAAGATGGACTGGCCGCCGCGCGCCGGGATGACCCCGTGGATCCTGCGCCTCGACGCAAACGAGTTGATCTCCGTCACCTCCCTCACCTCCGGAGGCGTCTCGATCGCCCCCGGGGACTTCCTCCTGCGGCGCGCCGACGACAAGGCTGAGCCTCCATACACGCGTATCGAAGTCAAGCTCAGCGGCCCGGCCACGTTCGGCGGTGGCTCCACCTACCAGCAGGACATCGTGGTGACGGGGCTGTTCGGCTACCGCAACGACGAGACCACCGCAGGCACGATCATCGAGGCCCTGGACGCCACCGAGACGGGCGTCGACGTGGACGCCGCCGCGTCGGCCGCGGTCGGTATCGGCTCGCTGCTGCGTATCGACTCCGAGCGGGTCATCGTGACCGGCCGCGCGCAACTCGACACCGGGCAGACCCTCGCAGGCAGCGGCCTCACCAACCAGAACAACAACGTCACCGTCACTGTGCAGTCCGGGACCGCGTTCGCCACCGGCGAGAGCATCCTCATCGACGGCGAACGAATGCGCGTGGACGACATCGCGGGCAACACCCTCGTCGTCACCCGCGCCTGGGACGGCAGCACGATCGCCCCCCACAGCATCGGCGCCACCATCTACGCCCCGCGGACCCTCACCGTGATCCGGGGCGCGCTTGGCACCACCGCAGCCGCGCACCTCACGGCCGCCCCTGTGTACCGGTGGGACGCGCCCGGAAGCGTCCGACAGCTCTGCATCGCCGAGGCCCTCACCGACCTGCTGCAAGGCCGCTCCGGATACGCGCGGACCGCAGGCTCAGGGGACAACGAGCGCGAGACCAGCGGCAAAGGCCTCGCCGACCTCCGGGCTCGCGTGTACACCAGCCACGGCCGCAAAGCCCGGATGAGGAGCGTCTGATGCTGCTCGACGTATCCACCCAGTCCCGCGGCCCTCTCTTCGACGGGCGGGCCCGCGCCGCCGCGAACGCGTACGTCAACCGGCTGGAACGCGACCTCGCCGAAGAAGGCCTGAACATCCTGCGCGGCGAGATGCACCGCGTGTTCCGCAACCCGACCGGCTACTACGAGTCCCGCTGCAAAGTCATCGAAGGCCACAAGATCTCCGACAGCCGCGTCGTGTACGGGCCGTGGCTCGCCGGCATCGGCTCCCGGAACTTCCCCGTGACGAAATTCAAGGGCTATGACCACTGGATCGTCACCCGGGACAAGCTGAACGCCCGCAAGGTCGGTATCGGTGAGCGGCTCCTGCGCCGGTACACGGGACGGATGTGATTGCCGTGGCCCTCGATCTCCTCGCCTACCGCAGCGCGGCCATGTCCCACGCTCAGAGCCTCGGCCTGTTCGGGCAGGTGCTGGACCACGAGCCCGTATCGGCTCCCGGTAGCGGCCTGATCTACGCGGTGTGGGTTACCGACGTCGTACCGATCCCGGCCCAGTCCGGTCTCAACTCGGTGTCGGTGCGGATGGAGCTGAACGGGCGGGTGTTCATGCCAGCGGACACGGAGCCGCAGGGCGGCGTCGACATTGCCGTGACCGATGCGGTGAACGGGCTGATGAACGCCTACGCGGGCGACTTCGAACTCGGCGGGACCGTCGCGGAGGTGGACCTGCTGGGCATGCACGGCGCCAGCGTGCGGGCCCGGTTCGGATACACGCGGCTCGACTCGACGACATACCGGGTGGCCACGCTCACGGTGCCCCTGATCATCAACGACGTGTGGACGGAGGCGGCCTAGATGACGGACATGCAGCTTGAGATCAACGGGGACGACTACAGCGGCGACTTTGACCGTCTCGACATCAACACGCCAGCGCAAGTGCACGTGGTGCCACGCAAAGACAAGACATCGCTGCACCGCGTCCTGGGTGCCCGGGGCTTCACCATCCTCATCGACAACCCCAGCGAACGGCTCCTCGCCCTGGTCGACGGCGGCAAGCAGACCCACCACATCAAGCCCTCCGTGTCCGGCCATGCCATGCCGGTACCCGTCCGCTTCCACCAGGAATGGACCGACCCGGACGGCACACGCCGCATGTTCGGCAGCCTCGCCATCGACCCGAGTAGCGGCCCGCTGTGGGTCACCGAACCCGTTGACGCCGACGCGTCAGGAAGGGAGTAAGCCGTGGCAAAGACCTCGGGGCTCGGGGATGCGCTGTTCATCGCCGGTAATGACCTGAGCGGCGACTTCACCGCGATCGGCAACGTCGGCGGCGGCCCATCACCGCTCACGACCACGGGCATCGACAAGGGCGCGATGGAGCGGATCGGCGGCGTGCGTGACGGCCGCCTGGAAGCGACCGCATGGTTCAACCCCACGCTGTCCCACCCCGTGCTGGCGGCGCTCCCGACGACGGACGTGACCGCGATGTACTGCCGCGGTACGACGCTCGGCAGCCCGGCCGCGAACATCGTCGGCAAACAAGCCAACTACGACGGGCAGCGCGGCCAGGATGGTAGCTTCCCGTTCGCGGTGTCCATGCAGGCCAACGGGTACGGCGTGGAGTGGGGCTATCTCCTTACCGCGGGCAAGCGGGTTGACGTCGCCGCGACGAACGGCACTGGCGTGGACTTCGGTCTTGGCAGCCCGCCGCTGTTCAACGGGCAGGGATTGTTCGGGGCGCAGTGCTATCTCCAGGTGTTCGCGTTCACGGGTACCGACGTCACGGTGAAGGTGCAGGACTCCGCGGACAACGTCACGTTCGCCGATGTCGCGGGGTTCTCCTTCACCGCCGTGACGACCGGGCCCGGGACGCAGCGGATCGCCACTGCCTCGGGGGCGACGATCCGCCGCTACCTCCGCGCCGTGACCACAACGACCGGCGGTTTCACCTCGCTGACCTTCGCGGTGGCCGCTATCCGCAACGACGTGGCGGTGAGTTTCTGATGCAGATGGTCAATCGGATCGACCCGAACATGCCGGTCGGCGCCTACCAGACGTACAGCATCACCGCTCCCACCGACAGCAGGATCGTGGCCGCGTGCGAGCAGGTCGCCTGCCCCGCCTGGCAGTTCGGGTGGGAGTCGAAGGTCGACGAGACCACGGACCTCGGCAAGCAGCAGGCCGCCTACATCCGACAGCAGTCGGGGCGGACGTTCCGCGAGCAGCGCACCGGCGACGGCCTGACCGTGTTCCGCTTCGAGGCCCATCAGCGCTGCTTCGAAGAGCACCGCACTCGCCCGGAGATCTACCTCGTCCGCGACGGAGATCACCGCGGGAACCCGACCGGCCGGACGCGGCAACACACGCGGCCTGCGGACTGGGTTGAGGACATGACCGAAAACCAGGGCCGCATCGTCGACCTGCAACAGAAGGGATGATCCATCATGCCGAAGACCAGCGGCCTCGGGTGGTCAGTGTGCTCTGTCGATGATTCGGCAGGCGTCGTCCGCACGATCATCAACGACGTCACGAACTTGCAGTTCGCGACCCCGCGCGCGGTGCAGGACGTCACGGGTATCGACAAGTCTGCGATCGAGCGGCTCCTGCTCCTCGCGGATTTTTCGATCACGCTGAACATCGTCGCGAACTTCACGGCGAACCAGGCGCACGACGTGTTCAAGACCGTCCCCAGCACCTCTGTCGCCCGGACCACGACGCTCACCGTCGCTGGCAAGACCCTCGCGAACGAGGTCCTGTACACGGACTACCCATTGCAGCGGTCCGCGTCCGGCGAGCTCACCGCGTCGGTGCCCGGAGTCCTCGCCGACGGCACCGTCCCCACCTGGGCCTGAGAGGCACACGCACATGGGCTACAAGACCAAGGTCAAGACCTACACGATCAAGTTCGCCCCAGGCCACGAGCACCACGGGGCCGAAGCCAAGGTCCGCAGCATGTCTCTCGGCGAGTACATGGAGGCAACAGGACTCGACGGTGGCGACGGCGACGGCGACGGCGGCTCACTGAAGAACTTCATCAGCCACCTCGTCAGCTGGAACCTCGAAGACGAGGACACCGGGGAACCGATCCCGCCCACCGAGAAGGGCGTCCTGTCCGTGGACCACGACCTAGTCGTGGCCATGAACAACGCGTGGATCAAGAACCTCACGGGGGTCCACGGCGCTGACCCTTTGCCCGAGAGCTCGCCCTCTGGCGAGCCGTCCCCGGCGCTGTCGATTCCGATGGAACCCCTGTCCGAGCCCCTCGCGAGCTGAGACGAGCCCGGCTCCTGCTCGGGCTCCTCGAACGCTTCCCCGGCTACACCCTCGAAACCCTCATGCAGGAAGACACCGAACTCCTGCGCCTCGTGGCGATCGAGAAGGCCGGAACCCCTGACACACCCGACGACGACGGTGGAGGTGATCCCTGATGGCCGATGACGTGACGATCACAGTCCGCGTCAGCGACGCAACCGGCCCTGGGATCACCGCTGTCACACGGCGTGTTGACGGACTTGCCCGGTCAGCGAAGGACGGCGGGGGCGCGTTCAAGGATCTGCGGGCGACGATGCTGTCGCTGGCGCCGGCCGCGGTCCCGGTGGCTGCGGCGTTGGCTCCGATCGCGGTGCATGCGGGTGCGGCGGGGCTGGCGGTCGCGGCATTCGGCGCTGCGGTGATTCCGCAGATCGGGAACTTGAAGGACGCGGCCGGCGCGCAGGACAAGTACACGGCTGCGGTCACGAAGTACGGGGCTCAGTCCAAGCAGGCCATGGCGGCGCAGCAGTTCGTTGCGGACTCGTTGTCGTCGATGCCTGCGGCAACACAGCGGGCGTCTGCCGCGTACTCGAATCT